ATGAGACATTCAGGAAGCTCTGGAGGGATGGTAGAGGATGGAAGCACTGGAGAGCGTCTCAGGCCTGCTGGAGTCAATGGATGAGCATCCAGGATAATACTGCAGTATGGATAGAGGAATAGATGAGCACAGAAAAACCATACACACTCCATTTAGGAGACTGTAGAGAAGTCCTCAAAACTCTCCCAGCTAACTCTATAGATGCAGTGGTGACTGATCCTCCCTATGGTCTGTCATTCATGGGGAAGGGCTGGGATCATGGAGTCCCTGGAGTAGACTTCTGGACTGAGGTATATAGAGTAATGAAGCCAGGAGCTCACCTGATAGCATACGGAGGGACTAGGACTATCCATAGACTCACTGTAGGGATAGAGGATGCAGGATTTGAGATCAGAGACTCCATATACTGGCTATATGGATCCGGATTCCCAAAGTCTCACAATGTCTCCAAAGCGATAGATTCTCATCTGGGAGCAGAGCGGGAAGTGGTGCGAAGCAAGTGGAGAACACAAAGCAATAAACCAGAGTTCGCAACAAAGTGGGGATTTGGCGCAAATACAGAAGGCCATTACAACATCACAGCTCCAGCTACTCCAGAAGCTGAACAGTGGGATGGATGGGGAACTGCACTCAAACCTGCAGTGGAACCTGCAGTCCTCGCCAGGAAGCCACTGTCCGGAACAGTAGCACAGAATGTCCTCCAGTATGGGACTGGAGGGATCAATATAGACGGATGTAGGATAGGGAATGAGGGTGATACTACCAGAAGTCATCAGGCCCCTATTTCTGAATCTGGATGGAGAACTGGACACAAAATCCTAGATTTACCATCAGGACGCTGGCCTGCTAATATCCTCCTGGATGAGGTCTCTGCTGAGATGATGGATCAGCAGAGTGGGGAGAGTATAGGGACAGGAAAAATACAGAGACAGGCTAGGACTAGACAGGGATGGATGCATACAAATGCTCATTTTAATGCAGTAGAAGCTAACTCCCCAGATAACTATGGAGACTCTGGAGGAGCATCACGTTTTTTTTATATTGCAAAAGCATCTAGCACAGAGCGGGAGATAGGACTGCAGGGAATGGATAAAGTAAGAGTATTACGAATGGAAGGTAATACTAGACCGTCTAGAGAAAATGGTCCTCAAAATGATGATGATAAAAAATGGGAAACTATTAGAGCTAACCATCATCCGACAGTGAAGCCACTGCAGCTCATGCAGTATATGATCCGTCTCATCACTCCTCCAGGTGGGACCGTCCTAGATCCATTTATGGGGAGTGGGAGCACTGGAGCATCATGCATGCTAGAGGGAGTGCAGTTTATCGGAATAGACATCACTCCAGAATATATAGAGATAGCAGAGAAGCGGATCTCCTACTGGAGACAGAGAGCATTTACTCCATTGATAGATGCTCCTCTGAATGTCCCGAAGAGTATAATAAAGCCAGTACACTCTGCACAGCAGACACTGGATCTGGAGGACTGATATGAGCGCTCCTGTATATCTCAATATGCCAGGTGAGAACTATGGAGGACAGATTACAAACTATGCTCCGGATAGGACTGGAGTAGTATACTCACTGAATCTCTGCAGACTCACTCCAAATGGTCCCTGGGGTCCCAGAGTATATCGCATCCCTCCGAAGGGACCTCCTCAGCTGATAGCATTTGTAGACGGAGCATCCTCAGGACATCTGGTAGTAGCAAACCGAAAACTCTATTTTCTCTATTCAGTGAATGGAAAATGCTACTCCGATCTCATAGAGGGATATATAGATCCGGATAATACTCCTAGCTCTAATGTGGTAGATATCAATACATCTCAGATCCAGACACTCCAGCAGCAAATCACTGTATTAAATCAGATAATTAATAATCAGAATGCAAAAATAGCACAGATGCAAACTCAGGTAAACCAACAGAAAAAAACTATAGAGACTATGCAGGGACAGATGGAACAAATACAATCCCAGATGCTCACACAATCTCAGGTAGAGGACATCGTCTGGACGAAAACCTGGGATATCCTCTACCTGATCCGTCTCGGATATCTGCAGGGATCCAGCACTATCCAAAATGTCCAGGCCTGGCTGAATGATTTAGCAGTCTATATCCGGAGTGTGGCCAAATGACAAAATTCCGCTCCGACATCAAAAACCTGGGGAGTGCTGATGATTTTCAGCAGTACCTGTCTCAATACAATCCATCCATAGCTCTCTGGTCCAGAGCAGTCACTATCCATCATACGTATAAACCGGATGAGGAACAATGGAATGGAGAGAAAACTCTCAGAGCTATCCAGAGATTCTATGAGAGTAAGGGATGGGACTCTGGACCTCATCTATTTATCGCTCCAGATGGTATCTGGCAGCTCACAGCACTGAATGAGACAGGGATCCATGTAAATGGAGCAGTCAATAAAATGAGCTGGGGAATAGAGGTAGTAGGATACTTCGATCACAGGGACTGGACTCCGGAGCTCAGAGCTACAGTCTATGCAGTGACAGCTACGCTCCTCCAGTGGAGGTCTCTCCCAGTCACCTATGATACTGTCAGGGGACATAGAGAATGGGGATCTCCAAAAACCTGTCCAGGGACTATGATAGATATGGATACAGTGAGATCAGATATCACTGCTCTGATGGGAGAATGAATATCATGAGTCCTACTCCAGTAGAGGAGCGTCTCATCCGGATGGAGACTCATCTGGAATACATTGCAAAGCATCTCTCAGAATCCGGAGATAGATTCCTCAGGTATGAGGACAGACTCAACAAATTAGAAGCTCAGCAAACCAGATGGCAGGGAGCACTCATGGCCATCACAGGAGTCTATACACTGATTGCATTTGTACTCAATTATATGAAGGGATAGCTACTATGAAAAAATGGTATCAGTCAAAAACCGTCTGGATCAATATCCTGACACTGGGAGCACTCATCACTGCATCTCTCATGAGTGAGCAGTCTCTGAGTGACTATGCTCCTATTATTATTATTCTCAATACTACTATTAATATCCTATTACGCTTTATGTCTAGTCATAAACTGGAGATGTAGGACATATGCCTAGAGCACAGTATAGGACAATGTCTGACGGGAGCACAAAGCGGATCCGGATGAGTGAAGCCTGGTGGCCTGCTATGCTGGCACAGCTGAGACTCACAGGGAATATCACAAAATCTGCAGATGCAGCTGGGATCTCCATACAGACATACTATCACTCATATCAGCAGTATCCGGATTTTGCATCGATGGCTGATGATGCACTGGAGCAGTTTAGAGACTCCCTGGAGTATGTTGCACTCACTAGAGCTCTGGATGGATCTGACAGGATGCTAGAGCTCCTCCTCAGAGCGAATCTCCCTAGTAAATACAGGGAGCGCTCCGACATAAACCAGACCATTACTCATGACTATAGAGTAGAGATAGGGAGTCCCTATGTCCCAGCTCAAATCTCCCAGGATGACGACACTCACTCATACAGGATCATCACTCCCTCAAAATCAATTCTGGAATGATCCTGCTAGATTTAGAGCATTCATCGGAGGGAGAGGGAGTGGGAAAACTAGGGCCGGAATTATAGAAGCTATCCGACAGCCAGCAGGGACTATAGGGATGATCGGAGCTCCTACCTATCAGATGCTCACAGATGCAGTGGTGAGACCATTCCTAGACATCACGCGTAAAGCGGGAATCCTGAGGAGCTGGAACATAGCTACAAAAACTGCAGTACTGATGGGGAATAGGACAGTCCTATTCCGCTCTGGGAGTGATCCGGAAAAATGGAGAGGTCCTAACCTGGGATGGATATGGCTAGATGAAGCTGCACTCCTCAAACCAGAGATATGGGACCTCATCATTCCGACAGTGAGAGAGTATCCAGAGAAAGCATGGATCACCACTACTCCTAGAGGATATGACTGGATCTATCATCTATTCCACTCAGGGGATCCGGATTATAGCATGACTAAATCTAAATCCACTGACAATCCATTCCTCTCCAGAGCTACTATTACATCACTGCAGAGACGATATACCAGAGAGATGTATGAGCAGGAAGCGAATGGGGAATTTGTGGATCTCTCTGGAGCACTGTTCAGGCGCTCATGGTTTACAGTGGTAGACTCTGCTCCTCCAGGTCTCTCCTGGTATCGATACTGGGACCTTGCTACTAGCATCAAAACCTCTGCAGACTATACCGGATCTGTCAGAGTGGCAATGGATGATAATGGATGCATCTACATAGCAGATGGAATCCGGATGAAAGCGGAATGGCCGGATGCTAGGAAAGTCCTCATCCAGACCATGAGAGCAGAGCACTATGATACAGTGCAGGGAATAGAGGAAGCTCTGCATGGTCTGGCTGCTATACAGGAGCTCCAGAGACTCCCAGACCTGTCTCATA